AGGCAATCAAAGAAAACTTCGTGGCCTTGGTCGGCTAGATGCTTGGCGGCTGGCAGGCAACGAAGCACATCCCCAAGCCTCTGCGAATACTTAATAGTTTTAACACTCATCGGCAACGCTCTTGTCTGTTATGAATGGCAAATAATCTCTCAGCCTAACTGGACTGGTTGTTTGTTGTAGTTTCTCCCATCCCTCGACCAGCCCCTTATACCCATAGAAATCTTCTTTGAATTGTGCTTGCTCCTTTGTGGCGTAGGCGAAGTGGTCGAAGGTTAGCCCCCAAGTTTCAGTCACTCCTCTTGGAATCATCATCGACTGGACATTGAGCTTGGGTGGTTCGTGGCTGGTAAAGTGAACATCCTTGCCCCACTTCCAAGCCCTCAACCATTCGTACCAGTTCGAGCCAAAGCCCTCTCTAGTCACTACTTTTTTATTCTGCCCGACATAATAGTTACAATGGAACTGCATCGCTCGCCCCTCCTCGCATCCCTTGAGATGCCCGAAGATTGCTTCTAGTTGGTCTGCCCTCCATATCTCATCGGAATCAATCTGCATCACAACTCCGTTCTCTACTCCCCGCAAAGCCTCGTTAATCATCGCCAGCTTGCCGGGGAATGGCTTGGCCTGCCAACAGACTGAAACATTCTTGTCCTTAATGCTCTCAAGATATTCGTGCGTTCCGTCCACGCTTATAAAGTTCTTGTGATACTTCTCTGGAACTTGCTTGCACCAACGAGTGCATCCCAGAGGCTCGGCCACTCCCTCGACAATCCTCCATTGCCAAGGAATCTTGAACTTCTGAAATTCTGATAGATGCCTCTGGATGTAGGGCATCCCATTGAGGACGATGGTAAAAATTGTCAGCATTTCAAGCGACCATAGATAACGCTAATCTCTGGACAGAAAGAAACCGAGTCGTGCCGGTAGCACTCAAACCGAATCGAATCAAACCAAGCCATGAACTCTTTTAGCCAAGTATCTGAATAGTGTAGCTCGATGGCAATTTCTTTTAGATTGTGAACATTCCCAATTTGCAGAAGTTGAGTCTCGTCCCCTTCGATGTCGCATTTAATATGGGTGATAGAGTTCTCTGTTATCCAAGTGTTCATTTGAGGTGCGGAGTCTGCCTTTTCGCACAAGAACTTTCCTTGTGGGTATTGTTGAGAAAGGGTTTGAATGTCTCCTTGGTTTATGTCCACCCCCATATAAAACTCTAGCTTTTGTGATAGAAAATACTTAGTCGTTCCGTTGGCCTCTTGCCTTTCTGCTTCAGTCCAGAACGCACACCCTAAGTCAAGCACCCTACCGCCAGCTACATTAAGATGTTCCCAATGGATTTCGGGTGATTCCGATGTGATGATTCCCTTGGTCATAGCTCAAAGATGGCCGCACCATTACGAACCGACCAATCTTCCCAAAGCAGTTTAGCAAATCCCTTGAGCTTGTTATAGTTCGCCAAATTCTTAATGTCGTTCACATCGTCCAATGCGATGATTGCTTTCTCTGCTAGGAAGGGACGGACGCAACGCAACTCTGCCTCACCCGAAAAAGGCGAGCCATCAATTAGAACAAAGTTAAAATCTACATTATGTTCAAAGTGAATATCCTCTATGGCGTTGGTTGAATATGGAAAGGCGGTTTCTAGGCAGACATTGTGCCAGCCTAGAACTGTTTCGAGCGGGTATTGGTTGAGATTTGTTTTGATAGTCCTATAAAATTCCTCGATATCATTCTTGTTCATCCAGAGTTTTGATAGGGTTGCCGTGCCGTTGATGGCAACACCACCTCTTGCAGATAGGTTCATCGAATGACGGCCTATGCGGTCTGGGTGGTTCTCAATGCTGAATAGTTTTTTTGTCCTAATACATTGAGTTGAGCCGTCTCCAGTTCCCCCTCCGATCTCTAGCCCAACCTCAAGCCCCTCGCTATATTTTGCAAGGGCTTGGCCGAAGGGGTCGTGGATGCTTATTTCTTGCACTTTGCGTATCCAGTGAGAGCCTTCACAATCACATATTGAATAACTGCTTCCTTGTCGTGCTTCAACGCAATCATCCCGCACTCATACAAATCTTTCTCTGCTTTTTCGTCATAGGTAATATCAACCTTCACATACTTGGTGGGGTCGGGGCGAGACTTGCCGAATTTAATTATACCAAGCCCCTTCGTATCCTCCCCCTTTTTTGCTTTCCTACATCCAATTATCGGCTTTGCGTTTTTCATAGATCACCCTCCCTTTCTCGTAGAACTCCGGCTTGTTGTGGTTCTTTAATTGTTCGTCTGGTTGACCGCCATTAAACATAGGGTTATCGTGCTTAAACTGGATATGTCTAGCCTCAACTACGGCTTGTTCTGCATAGGCTCTATCTGTGAACTCATTATCCGAGTATATGCCGTCCGACTCTTGGTAGTCTGGGTGGAATAGATGCCCCTGCTTCTTGAGCCTAGATTGCGTCAGAATCGCCATACAAAGCAGTTTGTCGGTTCGGAGGCCATCTGATACTGCCAACACTTTCTCCCCTGCTGTATCTCCCATGGCGGTCGAAATTAGGGCATCCCAATGGCGGGGTGGTGTCCAATCATCGCTCATTTGAACGATAATCTCACCTTTAGCTATTTTTGCCCCTGCGTTCCAAGCGTTTATAATGCCTCCGGGTTTGCACCTAATCGCTTGATGGGGGGTGTAGTCAATGGGGTCATCGTGATCGACCATAAAAAGCCACTCAATCTCTAGGGGCTTTTGAGCTAAAGAAAGCCACATCCAACGCCTCTGCCAAGCGATCTGTGGTCTGCCCCTTGTAGCGTGAACGATTGAGATTTTAGGGGCTGGTCGCATCTTCTTAATCTTTTCAGCCTCGGTAGTCTCTCCCACGCACACCGAGGCAGTCTCGTATAAGTCCATCGCTTGCCAGTTATAGATCGCCTCGACAAGATTCCAGTAGTGAGCTTTGGGGCGATGCAGAGTCAGACAAGAACGAACTGCCCCATAAGCCTTAATCCAGTTGCCATTGCCCGACCAATGATTTGCTATATAGAAATAAGCCTCTCGCCTATCGGGTTGCAGGGCTACGGCTTGACCAAGATAAGAAAGCCTCTCATTTTCTGGTGCGACTCTCCCCAAGTTGCAAAGCACATCATATCGAAGCGTGTCCTCTAGTTCTGGGAAAGCCAACGCCCGCATACTCGAATCAATGCACTTTTCAATTTGCCCAGATAGGAAATACTCTTGGGCTTGGTAGTAAAGAGAGTTTGCGGCTGGGGCAAGCGTATCGGCCAAGATGTTCAAGTTCCTCTCCGCACTTCTTGGCTTGTATCCGTGGGGCTTGTGGATTCTGAAAATCTTATCTACGCCAATCGTCTTGTTCGGCTCTTTGCAAACCAGCATTTCGTGGACTCGGTTCTTCCAACTACAAGTCCCCTTCTTGGAGATTTCCTCTCGGAGTGGGATGAGTCCGGCATTGTCCACATTGTATTTTAACGCCACAAGGTGAGCGTCCTTTTCAACGGCAAGGTCAATAGCTTCCTCGACAACCTTTGCCCCATCCTCGGCCATTACATCGTCAGCATCTACCCACAAACACCACTCGTTTAAGCAAGCCTCAAGAGCGGTGTTTCTTGCCGTGGCAAAATCGTCTATGTGATTCCAATCAATTCTTTTATTCTGGTAATGAACGATCTTCGCCCCCAACCCTTTTGCAATTTCCTCTGTCTTGTCGGGCGTAGCTGACCCCCTAGAAATACATACAACCATTTCTTTTGCGATGGGGGCAAACGACTTGAGGCAACGCTCAATGTATTCTTCTTCATTACCAGCAATTAGATAAACTGAAATAGGATGTTTCAATGGGATTTCGGGGTTGAGGATTTTAGCTAACAAGGATGTCAAAAACTGATTGCCTTATAGGTCTTTAATCCAACTAAAGGATTGTGCAATCTGACGAGAAAATTCCTTGCCCAACACATTGTCCCAATCTTTTCCCAATGGCTCAACCTTATTTCGGATAGTGTGATCGCCGTAAGGCCAGCCGAGTTCGTGTTCTGTGGTGTATTGTTGCACATTATCAAAATCGTGGTCGGGTGATTCTAGTTCTAAATAATTCCAAATAGCTTCCATCGTTTCTGCCGGTTCTTCAGTCAAAGACTCAAAGTGAACAAAGTGCAGTTTGTCCTTATGCCTCTTTACTGCATCCGACAATCTTTCTACCGCAATGCCAAGCGGCGGTATGTTGAGCCATCCTTGCGCTCTCTTTTCTACCGTTGTCCAGTTTTGGGGGTTTTGTTTTTCAACCCCTGTAAATGGGAATGGATGCTTTTGCCATTTCTTTTCAAAAGAAGAAAGGATGCCCCGCATATCACGAACTGGTACTAGCACTTTAGCGTTAGGCCAAATAGCAAATAGCATATCTAAATGCCCAACCCAAGAACGGCATTTGTCGGCCACGATAGGGCGGTCAGTTAGTCTGTTAAAAGCGTTCTCACACCCGCCCTTCACATAATCATAGAATAAAGTCTCGCCATCTCTGGGGTTGGGGATGGTCTTAAACTCTTCGGTGCTGTGGAATTGTCTCGCTATATAGCCAATTTCGTGCAATCCGCTGGTGGCTGTTGAATGAACTTTCTCGTTTTGTGCGAGCAGGTTCATTAGTAAGGTTGACCCTGCTCTCGGTAGCCCAGAGACAAAGTGAATGGTTTTAGACATACGAGGATTTTAAGCAAAACTAGGATTTCTACAAGTTCTTTATGACTGTGACATTCGTGTTTCCTTGGAAACTTAATCCAGTTCCAGCCGTCCAAGATGCGTCTGTGCTTCTGGCTCGGATAGTTAATGGCGAGGCTGTGCCAGAAAATGCGTCGCTACCAATAAAAGCTGATTGTGCAACATTACAAAGAACTGTGGCTAGGTTGGTGCAACTAGCGAATGCATAATTTGCAATGCTAGTTACGCTGTTGGGAATAGTTATGGTAGTTAGGCTGGGGCAATTTTCGAATGCTTGTTGCCCAATGCTCGCAACTGCACTAGGGATATTTATACTGGTTAAAGAAGTGCAACTAGAGAATGCATAATTTCCAATGCTAGTTACGCTGTTGGGAATTGTTATGTTAGAGAGTTTAGTACACCCTTGGAACATGCCTTCAAAAATGCTTGTCATACCAGAAGTTGCAGTAAAGGCGACGGTGGCTAGGTTTGAGCAATTTTTGAACACTTCCGATCCAACACTATTAGTTAATCCATTCCCAATGGTTGCCGTGGTTAAACCAGAGCAACCCAAAAACGCTCCCTGCCCAATGTTCGTTACGCTATTAGGGATGGTTATGCTTGTTAGGCTAGTACACCCTTGGAATCCATAATACGCAATACTCGTCACGCTGGATGGGATGGCGATGTTGGTTAGGCTAGTGCAACCACTAAATGCATAATCACCAATACTTGTTACGCTGTTGTTATTGGCAAAGCTAATAGTGGTAATTGTGGTTTGGTTTTCCACCCAATTTGCAGGTATAGCTCCTGTATTTGTATCGCCAACTTGTACTCCAGAAGAGTTGAAGGCTCTTGAGGTCGTGATTGTTGAGCTTCCTATAACAACTGATTTAAGTTTAATGCCTGCGATGTTCATAGTTAGACTCTACAAGTTTTTTATGACTGTAACATTTTCGTTTCCTTGGAAACTTAATCCAGTTCCGGCCGTCCAAGAGGCGTCGGTGCTTCTGGCTCGGATAGTTAATGGCGAGACTGTGCCAGCAAATGCGTCAGTTCCAACAAAAGCTGATTGAGCAACATTACAAAGAACTGTGGCTAGGTTGTTGCAATTTAGGAACGCATAGCTTCCAATGCTAGCCACACCATTCCCAATGGTGGCTGTGGTTAGGTAGAAGCAACCAGCAAACGCACCCTCCCCAATACTGGTTACGCTATTTGGGATAGTAATGCTGATTAGGCCAGTGCAATTTAGGAATGCTTCTTGCCCAATACTCGCAACTGAACTAGGGATATTTATACTGGTTAGAGAATTGCAACCATTAAACGCATAATTTCCAATGCTAGTTACGCTGTTATCGTTTGCGAAGATAACAGAGGTAACGCTAGTTTCGTTTTGTATCCAAGATGCAGGTATGTCTCCTGTATTTGTTGAACCTACTTGTACGCCAGAAGAGTTAAAGGCTTTTGAGGTGGTGATGGGGGCTTCGCCAGAACTAGCTACAACGGCTGTTCTGCTACCGCTTACGGACATTCCGTAGCCGTAACGAGCCATTTTAGTCTCCGATTGCGAGGACTACGCCAGAATGGATACGGAAATTAGAAACATCACCAGCGATATATGCGCCAGCAGGGATTGTTACAGAGTTAGCTAGGGTCACGCTTGCAATCGAACTCATCCCAGTCACGGTAGATGTGATTGAGAAGAACTTGGTTTCTGTAATTGCTACTAGGCCAGCAAACACGCCAGTAACAGAGCTTGCCGTTGTGGTGACATACTGCGTGCCGGGTCTAGCGGCGTGGGAAATCTGATCGTAATAAGGTTCGGAACTGGAAAGGTCTGCCATTGTATTTTCCTTTCTATGTCAAAAGAAAAGGGGGGAGAGCTTTTGCCCTCCCCCCATTCCTATGAAACAACCAACAATTCTTTAGCTGTAAGTCGTGGTGATACGGACGGCGGCGTTCGCATCAATGACTTTCTCGGCTGTGTTCATACGAACACGGAGAACATTGGAGCGACGAGCCTCGTCACGATAGCTCTCAGAGACAAAACCACCGGGAGCGTCATCCGACCAGACCAAGGTGCGTCCCAATCCACCAGCGGTGAACTGACCGCCAGCAACATTGGCAACAACGATCTTGGTGTCGGGAACAATGAACGAGCCAGAATAGCTCTTATTCTTGTTCGCTGTGTTATAAGCCGCACGACCGATGTAGACATTATCCACACCAAACGCTTCTGCAATCTGCTTCTCATCGAGCAAGCGACCACCAGTATTGGAAACAACTCCGTAGAATTGATTCTGCAAGAGGGTGGTTCGGCGAACTCTCTCATACACATTGGCACTCATTATGACGGCGTTTGCCGCATAGCCTAATTTATTAAGAGCCAATTTGCCGGCCGCAACGTCCGCAGGGGCGTTGATGGTTGCCAAGTTGCCTTCGATGTAGGAAGCCGTAGGGCTAATGTCAGTCGTGGTGAAGGGGGTCGTTGTTGCCCAGAGCAAGTCAGCCACCCGCTTTTCGTGGGAGAGCTTAACTTGGCGGAGCAAGAACTTGGCAGTTTCGCTTTCCAGCGAAAAAAACCTGTTTGCATCCTGCTTGAAACTATCGTCAATTAGCTCTTCCAAGCCGGTTTCGATACAATCGTAGGTATCACTTGTGAATTTCCGAACCGCACGAGCGTATTCAGAACCAGCAGTACGCTTGGCCGCATCAGCATTGAGGATGTCGGCATCGGCTGTCTGCACTTTGAGATACACGCCACTCTTTGCCGATACTGGCAAGAGAGGGAGAATGTCTGCACCGATCAAGCCGATCTCTGCGGGGGCTTCGATGAGGGCTTGGTTAATATCGGCACGAATGGTCGTGCCACCAGAAATAAAGCTCATTTTATATTATTCTTTCTTTTGTTTATTGTTTCGTTGTTTAGAACATCGGAATTGCAAGTTCGATAACAGCCGATGAACTTGTGGCCGCTTCGAGTGCAACACCAGCCGTCACGAGGTTGGCGGCCAATGTGGTCACCAAACCAGTAGCGTCGAATTTCAAAGTATCACCGACTGCCGCAACGCCGGAGACGGTTGCGAAGAAGGTGGGGTGAAACAATTTAACTGCAACGAAACCACCAGCGACAACATCTTCTTGAGTTACGCCGATAGCTTTGGTTGCACCAGTTACCGCAACATTAACGAAGCCAGCCGTGGTGGTGTCGGGCTGAACGAATCGGAACGCCGAGATGGCAGAAGCCGAGCCGAATGTGCGAAAATTACCATCAACTTGAGTAGACATTTTCTTTTATCCTTTTGTTTAGAGTTTGGTAATACCACGAGACAAAGCCTCGGAGTATTCTTTGGGGTTAGACAGCATCACGGCTTGCATAGCCTTGAGCTTTGAAGTTCCGTAATCGCTGTGGGCGGCCACGAGTGCTTCAAAAGTTTTGGGTTCAACCTTTGCAGGGGCTTCGACAACTGGCGAAGCAGAGATGGGCTTAATGCCGAACTCAGTTAGAACTTTCTTCACAACCTCGCTCATCTCTTCCTTTTTATCTTCGGAGGGTTCAATCTCAACGGAGATTTCGGGAGTGGGAGCAGGAGTCTCGGAGGGCTTCGTCTCTTCGGCCATCTCCTCTTTTTTCATTTCAACTTTGGGTTTCATCGAATCTTCAAGAGCCGACAAGCGAACTTTGATGTCCTCGATGTCTTTCATATAATTGTTTTCCATATTTGTTTTGTCCTTTTTGTCAAGTGGAGCTTCCTCCACGGCTTCTTTAACTACGGCTGGGATTGTCTTTCCTCCGCTAACATATCCCAGCTTTTCCATAAACTTTACCATTTCTTCAAAGAGGCCATTGGTGGCCGCAGGGGAGGAAACTAAATCCGCAGAGGCGATGCTCTGGGGCCGAATGTAATCCTTGCCGTCAATCGTCTCTGACTCATTCACAAAGGCTAGGGAGACTCCGAACTGGTCGGGGGCTTCGGAGGCCATCTCTTTGATTAGGCCGTAGTGGGGGGAGTTGCGGAGCAAGCGAAGGTCGGCCACCAGCTTGTCTCCATCGATGCGGGGGTTGCGGGCAAAGCCGACAACTGCGTCCAATCCGCTTCCGTGGTTCATCTTAACCTTCACACCATTCTTGGCGTTGCTCATAAGTTTGAGGGCGGTTTCTAGGCTGGTCTTATCCACGAAAAGGTCGTGTCCTTTGGCCTCTCCCACCTCCAAAATGCTCACTCCCCCTAACTCCATTTCATCCATCTCCTCGTCCCGGTATGTCGAATAGGCTACGGCTGAACGCTGGCTTTCGTCTGGGAAGTCACTCACGGCTTGCTCGTCTCCCATAAAGCGGGAAACAAAGTCTTGCTCTGATTCGTCAGCGGAGGGAATGGGTAGGGGCATAAAGCATCGAGGTTATGTCAAAGAAGATCGCCGTCTGCCGCTCGGTATGACTTCTTGACCTCACCCCCACCAGCCATCTTTAGAAACTTATTCACCCTAGCCATCGCCCAAGCGTTCCTTGAGTTGGGTCTGCCCCCGCTGATAGTGGGTCGGAAGCTGGTCGAGAACGCACCCGCACCCCTACGAAACACTTTCTTTAACGCCCCAAGGGTGGGGGCTTTCCTTGCTGGGTGCTTGTCCTTGAACTCGGCAATCTTGTTCTTGAGGGCTTCTTCGTTCTGCTCTGAAATCTCGATGTCCCCTGCTTTGCTTCGGGTGGATGCCGTGCCTTTGGGGTTCTCCTTTGAGCCTTTGATTCTCTCTTTAGGAGGGGCGGGGGTTTGGCTTACTGGCCTAGCCAATTCTTGCTTCTTATCGGTAATCGGCCCCCCTACAATCCAAGCGTCACAAGTCCTTTTGGCCGCACACTTAAAATCAAAAATCTCGCAGTAACCAAGATCGCCGCCAATAGCCACCTCGTTTGCGTCCTCGCCAATCCCTTTTTTAATGCACCCCAGAACCTTGCTACTCTGATCGAAGGCCGCACAATTACCGCAAAGCATCTTCTTTGCCGTGACTACATCGCCTTGGAACTCGTCTGCCTTGGCTTTCCAGTAAGCATCGTTTGGCTCATTCGGATTGGCTGGGCCGTAGTTCGCATCGTCCACGGCTGTCTGCCTATTGGCTAGATTTGTTTTGATGTCTTGGGTTGCGATTGGGCAAGAGGCTGGTTCGGCCAGTTCCTTTTTGTCCCTTGCTTCCATTTGCCCAACGACTTTCCTAGCCCAAGAAAAGCCAGCATCGCCACCCCATCCATTCCACGCTTGCCAGCCCTTGCCCTGCTCGTCCCAAGTTGAGCCTTTCTTATCGACTTCGTGGCGAGTTAGGAAGTTCAACATTCGCCTTACTGTGTCGGGCGATAACTTCACCCCATTTTGTAAATCCCTAGCTCTGGCTATGCCCACCGAGGTCATTCCTCGTTGGCTAGATGGTTTTGTCTCCCTAACATCCAAGGCTCTTTTGGCGGCATCCCTAGCCCCTTGTGGTGGGGTAAAATCAATCCCATCGTACTTGCCCAACTCGATGCCGCCCATCATCCCCTCAATCAGCATCTTGATGGATGCTAGGTCGAGTTTTGCTAGTGCTTCTTCAGTATCTTTTTTTTTAACTTCTAATTCTTCGGAGGATGGTTCGATGGGGTCTTCTGGAATTGGTTTCTGATCGCCTCCCTCATCCTCGTCCTCCTCTGGTTTATCCTCTATGGGTGCTACTGGTTTAGGTGCGGGGGCGGGAGGTAGTTGGGTTTGTGGTGGTGTCGGGGTGACAATATCGGAAATGGTTTCTGGGGCTACGCCATACTTCTCTGCCAAGTCTTTAATCAGCTTGGCCTCAATAGCCCTTTGTCGCATAGCACTTTCAAAATCTTGGCCTCGCTCGGCGTAGATGTCGGCGGCAGTTCTGAGGCCAGTCTTAAACTCGGAGATAGCAGAGGCAGATTCGCGGCCCAAATCAATAGAGACATTCGCCCCAAAGTTAAAGATGCCCCTTGTCGTTCTGCTCCCAACATTCTTTTCGATCAATCCCCTTGCAACTCCATCGGCAATTACGATGTTCTTAATTGGACGAAGAACTTTATCATCTAGGAGCTTCTGGTATCTGCGGAAGGTGCGCCCAGCTTGTTGCATCTCAAGGCGGGCTGTCGGGCCAGACATAGCAGAAGGGTCAACGGCGAAGCTGTAAGGGATGCCCACGCCCAAGCAAATGTTCCTCAAAAGAATCTTATGGAACTCTGCAAACGCACCGGAGGGACGGCTCGGCCCATCGGGGAACACAATATCTTCACCCGGTTCTAGGTAAGAGATTTTGCCAGACTCAATCGCTTCGAGCTTGATTGCGCTTCCGTTAATGTCTTGGTCGTTTGTGAGCGACGAGAGATCCGAGGCATTGTTATTATTCCTCTTTATGATTGCGCTCTGGCTAGAAGCAACCTTGGCCGACATCTTCTCGAAGCCTACGATTTCGTGAATATCCGTTGCGTCATTGATTGCGGTATGGAAAGCGGAGATTCCTCGATACTGGTCAATGCGGAGTGGGTCGAATAGATGAAAGGCTTGGCTTGCGGGAATCGTTACTTGGTAGGTGTACATATCGCCAATGCTTCGGCTGTAAATATCGTAAGCTGTGGGCGAGCCAGTCCTTTGATCGATATGGATTCCACCAATTAACTCCGAGCTTGTGTAGACCTTGAATGGGTCGCCAAGTCTATCACCCTCAATGCCTTGTATTTTTAGGTTGCCATCAGAATCACGCACGAGGCAAAACAAAAAATCGCCATCTCGCAACATCGACATTATCGCCACTTGCATAAGTGTCGAACCAGTATGCCGAGTCGAGATATCGCACTTGTCCCACCAATCAGCCCAATATGCCTCTACCTCGGTATTGACTTCGGGGTTCTCGGTTCGGGCTTGGTAGGAAATGTTTGCGGCGGTGTGACTGGCGAACTTCATAAGGATGGAGCGAACAAGGCCGACATTCTCTGCCAAGTCCCTCGCCCTTTTCATCAGCTCCACTCGGTCATAGTTGGAACGATAATCTTCCGCACCCGACAACTGGCTCGGCCCCTTGCGTTGCCTTGAATACTTTACCGCATCATACTCGAAATTCTTAATCCTTTGACGAGCAACAAGCCTATCAACTGCACCTTGAGGATTTACAAAGGCAATCGCCTTGTCAATCAGATTGAGAGAGGCTTTTTTCACGATCCGAAATTTGCGTAGGTTGTGCGAACCCTAGTACCAGTCGCTTGTTGAATGGCTAGGGTCAGTTCCATAATCGTATCTCTCACCTCACCGAGATTCGCTCTTGAAAACGAACGACCAGCTATCGAATAGCTTGAACCCGCCACCGCTATCGCTTCTAGGCAAGTGATATATTTATCACGCAAC